TTATGCCGCAATTCCTCCCTGCAACGGGTTCAGCGTAACCGCGTTTTGCAGGTAGTCAGGCGACAGGTGAGCGTAGACCATCGTTTGTTGAATATTCGCATGCCCAAGAATCTGTTGCAGGGCAATAATATTCCCGCCGTTCATCATGAAATGACTCGCAAAGGTGTGGCGCAAGATATGCGTTGCCTGGTTCTCCGGGATATCCGGTTTCACCTCCCGCAGTATTTTGCAGAACCTTTCGTAGTCCACTTTGAACAGCTTTCCGCTGGCCTCTTTTTTCACCTTACTTTCCAGCTCCTCAGAGATTGGCACCGTCCGCTTTTTCCCGTTCTTTGTCTTCAGGAACGTGACGCGGCAGTTAACGATATTCGACCGCTTCAGCGTGGCGACCTCTGACCATCTTCCGCCGGTGCTCAGGCATAACAGGGCAACTAACAGAGAATCCCCCTCCAGAACGTTCAGCAAATTGCTGATCTCTTCCCGCTCAAGAAATGTCATCTCCGGGTTTTCTTCCGCCAGTGGTGGAAGCCCGTTAACGGGATGCTGCCCGCCAAATTCCTCGATCTGTATTAATTTCGTGAACATGCCGGATAACCGGTACATCTCACGATTAATCGTTGATGCCTTAATCCCGGCACCTAAACGGCCGGATCGGTAGTCCATCAAATCCCTTTTGCTCAACCGACTAACGGCGGGATCACCCAGGCCATTAATCGTCTTCAACAGGTGATTGAACTCCTTTTTACCGTTTTCATGGTTTTGCCCGTGGTACCGCCACCAGGCATTGAGCAGCTCGCTTAACGGCCGCCGGTCGGCGCGCCTTCCTGCCCATTCTTTTTGGCTGGCGTTCGCGATCGTGTATTGCTCAAACACGACGGCTTCAGCCTTTCTGTCAAACGTCTTGCGGATGCGGCGTCCTGCTGCCCCGCGAGGTCTAATGTCCACCATATAGCGACCATCATCGAGCTTCTTAATCGACATAAGAAAGCCCTCCGGCGCAGATTTCACTATCTTGGTAACAAATAGTGAAAATGTAAGATTTATAAACTGTTAACCAGTCTGTTTCTCGGATTGGTCTGATTCCGTTGATTCTGGCCCAATGTGTGCGAGGGCCGGTGCGATCTGACCAGCCTGCGGCGCAGTCTTATCGGTCATCAACCATAGGGTGTATTTTTGGAACCGCGGGTGGCTTGTGTACTTGATAAGTGCGTTGCCGCCGGGTTCAAAAAGCCCACTTTCATATTTGGAAAGCGTGCTCCTGGGTAAGTCGATGATTTCGCAAAGTTGGTTTTGACTTAGCCCCTCAGCCATCCTGATAGCTTTGATTTTTTCGCTCAATTTCATTTGACCTGCTCCTAATTAGGAGTTAGATTTCCTTCATCTGCTCCTATATGGGAGCAGTTAAAGGCGTAAAAACCAGCCGCTAGAACGTTTTCAAACGGTTTAGAAAGGGCTGGATCTTACGAGATTAACACGAGCTAACAGGAGCGTGAATGATGGAAGCGAGCGATTACGCGATCAAATACCCGCTTGACGCCGTTCATGTAGAGAAGTTCGCCGAGCTGATCGGCAAATCGAAGTCCGCAGTAGAGGAAATGATCAAGGCTAGAAAGCTGCCGGTTATTGAGCTGCGCGACCCTAACAAACCCAACGCCCGCGCAGGTGAGCGCTGGGTTTATATCCCCGAGTTCAACCGTGCAGTGCGCGAGGCGTACTACAACCGCCCGGTAGAGCAGCGCGATGCCTGGTTGCTGTGGATGGGGCTTTAATGCGAACCGCTTCAGGGAGTAGCGCTATGAAAAGTGGAATTGGCGGAGCGGTCTCGCAGCTGAACAGTAAAACCAGCCTTTATCGTGGTTTTACTATTCTGAAGCTCCCTCGCAAAAAGCCTTATAACCGCCAGCGGTATCAAATTACGCATGGTGGCCATTATTTCGGGATTGATTTTGCGTTAGCCGAAGCGTGCAAAACGATAGACAGGGTCATTAATAAAAGCCGCTTTATTAGTCATTAAGGAGAAAGAAAAGTGAAACGCCTTTATGCCGAACAGATTAATAAAATGCTGGAAGATTATTATTTCAATCTGGAAAACAACCCGCAGGGCCGCGATTCACATTATGGCGTTTTGGCTAGCGGGATCCAGCATATTTATGGTGCCGCGTTCTGCCTGAATGACGATGACACGCTTAGCGAGCTTCGCCCATTCGTCAACGCCATCATGAATGGAGAGATACCCCCTCCAGTGTTTGCGGGGATTGCTGCATGAGCATGTTCACCGAAGAGAAGACTTCATGGGCACAGGAAATGCTGATCCGCGAGGCAGTAGAGAACGCCAGGCAAGGATTCACGGTACAGCTTAAAAACGGCGCCCGTATTATCGTACCCGCGAATGATTCGTCAATTGACTTAATTATTCACGGTTTAGAAAAATCAATTCGCGGAGATTATGAACGCGATCGCCTGACGTTTATAGACTTTATGTATTACTGGCACGAAAGGATATTTAAGCAGGTTAAAAGAAAGAAAACCGCACCCTAACCATTAATTAACCAGTTCTAAAAATAACGGCATTCATTTTGCCGGGGATTCGTTTTGCCTTTTTCAGGAGGTCGCATGTCGATCACGTCAATAAAACTGGATGGCGGAATAAGTGATCCAGAGTTTGTGGAAATAAGCACCAACGCACGGAAACGCGAGCGCGCTCACCTGCTGGGCCTGCTGCGCATTTTCATCGGCCAGCTGAAAAAGGAAAGCGCCACCCCGGAAGAGATCTACTCATCAATCGAACAGTGGGCCAACGCCCGCGAATTAACCATTAACGAGGGTAACAAGCAATGAATAACGTCATGTTAGATATTCGCGTGCTGGGGAAATCTCCTGACTCCCCCATTTTTGCCATCGAGTGCGCCTTCTTTGAACCGTCAACCGGGAAGATCGGCCCCGGATACTACCGCGCTGTTGATATCACAACAGTCGGCGGTATTTATCCAGAAGCGGTCTTGCAGCTCATGAAGGGGGACTCAGCCCAGCGGGCCGAGGTCATCAATGCAACGTGCAGCGCGATAGATGCTGTCGCGGGTGCCTGCCGCTTTATTGCGTCAACGGCGTCAAAGCACGAGAGGCTCTTTTGCTGGTCTGCCGGTGATTCGCTTAGTGTTGCGGCGCTGGCGCATGCCGTTTCTCGGTATGACTTGGAGCCATTCCTACCACCATTTGAAGTTAGAAATCTCTCAACGCTAGTCCACATTGCAGGTGTCACCGGCTACGCCCCGCATCCGCGCCGCTCCAAAAGCTACGTGCTAACCGATGCCGTTTATCGTGCCGAGCAGGTTTGCGAGATCTGGCAACGCCTGACCTCCCCATACATCGAATCGCTGTGAGGGCCGGCCATGCATCCGCGCCTCTCCGTCATTTGCAGCGCACCGCTGCCGGTCTGCAACAGGGAGCTCGCCGCCCTGAAATGCTTCGCCCGCGGTCAGCGCAATTTCTTCCGCGTCATGCCGCATGCCTATCTCGTGATCCGTATTGGTCGCCGCTGGCGCTTGCTCAGTAAGAACGGCGGCCAGCAGTGGCGGCTCATGACCCACGAGACCTACAACCAGGAATATCGCAAATGAACCGATCACCTGAATACACGCAGGGCGCATTAGCCGCCCTGCGTGAGGCAAAGGCCGTCAGCATTAAAAACGCGGCAGCGGTAGGAACTCTTGAAGGTGTAGCCATCGGTCGTCTGATGATCCAGATAGCAATACTGACTTTCGATCCGCTTATCGCCAAATACCTCGCTATGGAGGTAAATCATGATTAAGTCACCCATCAAATGGGCGGGCGGTAAAACCCGCGTGATGCCGCAGCTGCTGAAGCATCTGCCGAAAGCTGATTGCCTGATTGAGCCATTCGTTGGCAGCGGCACCGTATTTATGAATACGGAATACCGCCGTTATGTCCTTTGCGACAGCAATCGTGCGCTGATTAACTTCTTTCGCGTATTAACCTCCGACACTGAGCGGCTGATTGGCACTTCACGCGGAATGTTTCTGAGTGGCAACAACGAGGAGCAGTATTACAAGCGCCGGGCACTATTTAACTCCATGCAATGGAGCGATACAGGCAAAGCTGACGCCGCTTTGCTTTACGCCACTTTGTTTCTGTATCTGAACCGCCATTGCTTTAACGGGATATATCGCGTCAATCAGATTGGTGAACATAACGTCCCGTTCGGGAAATATGCCACACCTTACTTTCCAGCTGATGAGATGCGCCGCTTTGCCGAAAAGGCCAACGACACAAAAGCCGTTTTCATTGATGGCGATTTTCGCCACACCATCCAATCCGGCGCGCAACTGGTATATGACGCGGTTATTTACTGCGACCCCCCCTATATCCCGGTCAGCAAAACCGCCAACTTCACCGCCTACGGCAAGCCGTTTACCCTGGACGATCATCGCGCTCTGGCTGCAACCCTGCTCGATGCTCATCGCCAGCACGGCACCCGCTCGGTGATATCCAACAGCGACACCCCGGAAACCCGCGAGATCTATTCCGCTTTCAATCTCCATGCCTTCAGCGTTCGCCGTTCTGTCAGCGCCAAAAGCCGCGATATGGCCGGGGAGGTAATTGGCGTGCTTCGTGTCTGCGATGGCTGCGGCCGCTCTGGCGGTGGTAACTGCCCGGACTGCGGGCCAGTGATGGGCGATTCCACTTGCGGCGCAATGGCTGCGGCGGGTGCATTCGACGGGGCGGAGGGATTCTGATGGCGAGTTTAGTGCAGTTTTTAGAGGCCGTCGGCCTAGAAAACGTTACCTGTCAGCCCATTCATCAGTGTGTGACAGGGGCTCAAATGAGAAAGGGAGGAGAGACCGAGGTTAAGTTTATGACCCGCGAGATAACCCCATCAGATCTAACGGGAAAGATGCGCCGCACTGGATTCATCGTATGGATGGATGCAGAAAAATTTGATGCCGCACTCAAGGGAATTAACGGAAATGAACACGATTGATGCCGTTGTAACGCGCGTTCTGGACGTTCGTCCATATCGCCATTTCTGGATCGTCGAGGTGGAAGTGTTGAGCTGGGGCCGATACAGCAACACGACCATCATCCGCGATAGCGAAAAAGAAGCCCGCCAGGTTAAGTCCGGTGACACGGTGACGATCTGAGGACCAGCAAATGAACGAAACCAATTACCGCCAGTTCTGGCGCAGCACAGTTATCTATATCGCCCTCTGCTCGCTGTTGTTCTGGCCCCTGATGGGCTATCTCGCCTTTCGTGTTTTCTCTGTGGTGTGGGAGGCGCTGTGGTTGCTTATTACAACGAAATAGACCTTCACGCAGCGCAGCACCTGCGCAACCTTATCGACGCCGGCCATATTGCGCCGGGCGTCGTTGATACCCGTTCAATTGAGGATGTAACCCCCAATGACCTTATCGGATTCAATCAGTGCCATTTCTTCGCTGGCATCGGCGGATGGTCGCTTGCCCTGCGTCGCGCAGGATGGCCAGACAGTCGCCCGGCATGGACAGCATCATGCCCATGCCAGCCTTTCAGCCAGGCAGGCAAGGGACTTGGGTTTGCTGACGAGCGGCACTTATGGCCCTCCGCACATTGGCTTGTCGGCCAGCGCCGCCCTGTCGTGGTCTTTGGCGAGCAATCTGGCAGCGCTGACGCAAACGACTGGATCGACCTTGTACAAAATGACGTGGAAGCCCTGGGTTATGCCTTCGGCGCGGTTGCGTTTCCGTCTGCGAGCGTCGGCGCGCCGCACCAGCGAGACAGAGCTTATTGGGTGGCCGACGCCGATCGCCAGCAATGGGAGGGGCGCGGGGAATTTCAACCGACAGGGGGGGGTAAACCTTCAGACAGCTGCGTTATTGGCTGGCTGGTCAACACCGAGCGCGACCGATGGCGTGCGAGGAGGGACGGGGATCACCTCGGGGATGACGGGCAGCAGCCTTACGCAAATGGTGAAAATGGCGGCATGGCCGACACCGACGGCAACGGATGGCAAGGGCGGCTATCCGGGCGGCAGAGTACGGGACGGGAAGTTGTCAACGGACAGGCTGGACGTGGCGGCACAGTTAGCGGGCCCGGTCCGGTTAACGGCTTCTGGCGAGACGCTGACTGGCTGTACTGCCGGGATGGAAAGTGGAGGCCAGTTAGATCCGGATCATGCCCGTTGGCTGATGGGGTTCCCGCCAGAGTGGGAAGACTGCGCACCTACGGAAACGCTATCAACATTGAAGCGGCGACAGCGTTCATAAAGTCCTATATGGCGGCGGTGGATTATGCCTGATTCCGCTGTATTGGCATGGAGCTGGAACGCAAAGCGGCAGGCCATTAACCCCAGCGACGCCGCAGATTCTGCAATTGAGTATCTCACCCCGAAAGGCGAGCGGAGGACGCTCGCCTATGCGGATTTGGTCGATACAGTTTATCGCGCCCCCATGCGTCCGCGCGAAGGGGCTGCACGGGAAGCGTTCGACCGCAAAGGCCGTACTCACTATCTGCGCCGCCGCGTTCAAACCCTACCTGCGTTTATCCGCAAGCGATTCTCTCTGCGTCTGGAATCCCTTGAACGCCGGGATCCGAAAGAGGCCGTGCGCTGGCTGCTTGGCACATTTGAGCGCCATGTATTACGCCGCGTCGATGCGGTAAACGCCCAATATCTGCCACAAAGCGCACTGCCGGCGATCTTACTTCCCCTTCGCGATGACTTCCATTTGCTGCCCTGGGCGGACAAAAAGCGCCTGAAACGACTGGCGTATAAGCTCGCAAACCTGATGAAAAGCGAGTTTATGCGCGAGTTTGATTTCCAGTACGAGAAGACCGCCGATGTGGAATTTTCCACGCTCTACGCTTATGGCTACATCGCCAGCAAGGCGACGACACTCAATATCGCGATCCCTGCATGGGGGCGGTATTGCGATGAAGAGCTGGAAGCCGAAGAGGCACTGCGTGCCGTTGCGCGCCTTCAGTCGGAAAAGTGGTGGTTAGGTAAAATCCGCCGGATACACGACTGCTGGCGCGAGCACCTCATGATCGCCGCGGGCTACGTCAGCAAGGTGGCTTCGCCGTACTGTTCTGATCCGTGCTTCAAGGAATGGATAGCCCAGAAAAAAGCGAACTTTGAATACCTTCAGGCGATGGAACTTGAGGATCGGGACACCGGCGAGCGCACCTCGTTGCTTGACAAGGTTATGGGGAGCACGTCCAACCCTAAAAACGCCCGCGCCGAGCTGATGACGCGTATGCGCGGATTTGAGGATATGGCAAAGGAAATGGGCCTGGTCGGCATGTTCTACACGCTAACCGCACCGTCTCGCTATCACTCTACGCACGTAAAATCGGGCAAGCGCAATGACAAATATCGCGATGCCAGTCCGCGACAAACGCAGAAATACCTCTGCAAAGTCTGGGCGCGCGTCCGTGCAAAATGGGGTCGAGAGGGGATCCGCGCATTCGGTTTTCGCGTTGCTGAACCGCACCACGACGGCACACCGCACTGGCATCTGTTGCTGTTTCTCCGCCCGGAAGAGGTGGAGTTTGCAACGGCTGTTTTCCGCAAGCATGCACTGAAAGAGGACGGCTACGAGCCGGGCGCGCAGGAGCACCGCTTTACCGTTACACCGATTGATGAAAAATTTGGCTCGGCAACGGGCTATATCGCGAAGTACATCTCTAAAAATATTGACGGTTACGGCATGGACGGCGAGTTAGACGACGAATCCGGCCAGCCCGTCAAAGAGATGGCGAAGCGCGTGCGCGCGTGGGCGTCACGCTGGAATATCCGTCAGTTTCAGCAGATCGGCGGCGCTCCCGTGACTACATGGCGCGAGCTGCGCCGGTTAGGTAATCGCGAGCTGGTCCTGCACCCTGAAATTGAAGAAGCGCGAGCAGCCGCTGACGCGTCGGACTGGCCGGGGTACAACCACGCTCAGGGCGGCCCGTTGGTGTCCCGCGACTGCCTGCGCGTGCGCATCAGTTACGAATACACCGAAGAGGGTAACGATTATGGTGACACGGTCGCCAAAATAACCGGCGTCTATTGCCCTCTCACCATCCGTGAATCAGTCATTTTTACCCGCACCACCGATTACAAAATTGTGCCGAAGCGCAAGCCCGCACCGGTCGAGGTTTTGACCTTAGAAGGCCGCGCAGCGGCCCCTCGGAGTTCTGTCAATAACTGTACGGGGCACGCCGGATCGGACGAAAAACCACCGTCAGAAGCAGCGGCGCCAGCTGATAAAACAGCGCCAGACGACAGTTCAGTGACAGAACTTCCGCTGAATATCGATGTTTTGAAGCGATATTCACGCCAGCAGAGGCAGGAAATCACCAGCCGACTCAGAAAATCCGCCCGCGAAAGTTCAGATAAAGCCTTCACGCGCACCGCGCGCGGCCTGCGCACGTCGATTGATGACGAAACCGCGCTGGCATGGGGGCCAAAAGTTACCGCCGCGAAAGATGTGAGCCTGACGCCAGAAGAGGCCGAGCAGCGCTGGCGCGAGCAACTGCGGATTGAGGCAGAACAGCGCGCGGATAACTACGCGGCTGCGGTTGCGGAGTACCAGAAGAAAAAGGCCGAAGCCGCATTACGCCAGGCGCAGCAAAAAGAAGCGTCGCAAAAACACGGCGTCTCCAAAGAGATGATCGCCAGCATCGGCGCGCAACTCCGTGATTGTCGGATCTTCGTCAGTGATGACGTCGTGCGGTCAATAGCCGACGGCGCCCGCGTTCGCCACGGCGGCCACCTGCTCGCTGCGGATAATGGCCGGTTGCGCGAAGTGAAGGTATGGCACGCAGGCGAGAAAGATAAACCAACCTCCGAATATATGGCAGTGCGTGACCTGGTCACGCGCTGGAAGAAGGCAGCTAAACGGAAAAATGAGAGGTAAACATGAAGCACTCAGGCATCAAAACCAAGAAGAAGGTGAATCGGGCGCAGAGAAGAAGGGAAAAAAGCCAGAACAGGGCGAGAGCTGTCGTCTGTAAACACCAACAGCCGGGGCGAACTTATCTTCAGAGCATCAGCAAAGAGCCACCGGCACTCACCCTGCCAGGCATCCCGGCGGGACGTGAAAAAATCGGTGGTTGCGACTGGCTGGACTGGAATCAATTGTCAGCGCTCGGTCTTATGATCCGCATTAACACCGAAATCCTTCACCCACTTGGGCTGGCAGTTTTCCGCGATCCAGCTTCCGGAATCTCAGCGGGCGCCATGATTGCGCCAGATGGAAAATGGGCGTATGCGCCTGATGTTATTGAGGCGGCGAAGGCAAGACTCTCCGATCACTCCGGCAAACACGGTCACTCTTGACCGTGCTGGCCATTCTATCGAGCACCGCCATTCCCGGCGGTGCTGCAGGTTTTATTTTTTGGGAGCGAGAAGGCTATGAGTTATCTGGGAAGCAAGGCAGCCAGCGGCGTTTATCAAAAAATCATCGCCGAAATGCCGCCGCATGATACCTACATTGAAACCCACCTGGGCGGCGGCGCGGTGATGCTGCGCAAGCCACCGGCGCGCCATAACTGGGGGATCGATATCGACCCGGAAACCGTCGAGGCGTTTAACCAGGGCAACCATGATTTTCTGGATAGACTGGCAGATACGTTGTTTATTGACGTTGGCGATGCCGTCGAGTTCTTGCGTTGCTTCGATTACGCCTCTGCCGGCCGCGTTTTAATTTATTCCGATCCGCCTTATCTCCACGAAACGCGCTCCAGCTCCGCGCGCTATCGGCATGAATACACCGTTGGCGATCATTACCGCCTGCTGGGCTTGCTCTGCTCGATGCCGGAAAACGTGAGCGTAATCGTGTCGGGATATCCTTCTTCTATTTATGACAACGCCTTACCGGGCTGGCGCAGCAAAGAGTTTCAGGCCATGACGCGCGGCGGCGTGCGCACAGAGAAAATCTGGATGAACTACCCGGAAGGTGCCGCGTACTCGCATACATTCGCCGGAAAAGACTACAACGACAGGTATCGCATTAAGCGAAAAGCGCAGCGCTGGAAGGAAAAATTTGCGGCGTTACCGCCAGCGGAGCGACTGGCGATCATGGTGGCGCTCGGTGAGGTGGAGTGATAAAAAAGTAAAACGCTGTACGTGTGAGAAGGGTAAATAACTCAGGGGAAATCAATGCTACACGATGATGATGAAGAAGAGACACTCCGTCAGGAGTGGTCGCTAGGCGATTATGATAATGGCGAAAATGGATGCCCGCATTGCGGGCGCCATCGGCTATGTATCTGCCAGAACGGGAAGCACAGATGCGAAAAGTGCAATTGGTCACCAGAGCTTAACGATTACGTGCCGATCGAGTGGTAAGCCAGGCCACACCGGGTGTTTTTAATTGATTTTGCAGATGCAAAAAAGCGCACAATTTTGCACAATTTTTGAAACATAGTTTTTGCCGCACAGCCCCAGCTCTGGCGGGGCTTGGGCGGCCTGCACAAGGTGCACAAAAAGAGGCATGTTTGGCGCGCAGGCGAGGCGGGGGAGCAAGCGCGCGCTTTGGGGGTAGGGAAGGGGTCGGCATACCTCGCCAAAAGCCGCCTGCCGGGCGCGCACTTTCGCAGTGCATCCGGCGAGCGCGCAGGCAAAAGCCCGCCAGAATGCCGCTGGCTGCGTCTGGTTAGGGATATGACGTTGAGGTTTTGCGGGTTGGCCGATATGGCCAGGAATGGTGGTGCTGCAGGTCGGTACCGCACCGCCGGGAATGGCGGTGCCGCCTGGGGTTACTGCGCGAGCAGGGCGTAAGGGTTGAAGCGGATCACCTCTTCGCCGAGCCAGTCGTTAACATGCTTCATCGCTTCCATGACCGGCGTCAGCTCATTGACAGCAAAGACCTTTGCTGCCTTCTCGACGTCGCCGAATGATCCATTCCCTTCAGGGATGGCGCCCATCAGCTGGGGCGGCACGCGGTGAGCCGCAAGCATGTCATCGCGCGTAGAGGACTTCACGCCGACAAACTCATCCTTCGCTGATATCTGACTGAAGGGCAGGATCTGCACCGAGTCTTTACCGCCACCTGGAGCATGCAGCAGGACGTTCTTGAATGCCCCGCCGCGACGGGTGTCAGTCAGTGTTTTCTTCAGGCTGTCAATGCTCTCCTGATCGGCCATCGCGCTGTTAACGTAGACAATGCAGCCTGCGTGCGACCCGTTGTCGTAGTAGAGCTTGCGGAACTTATCGGCGGAGTGTGCCAGGTTGGCCGACAGCAGGCCGGCGAAATACTCCGGCATGCCGTAGATCTCCTGGTGAATGTCCGGGTTGAGCACATGACACACTGAACCGGTTTCGAACTGATGATCGGTAAGCCCGGACTGAATAAACCAGTAAGTGTCGAGGTCGGAACCGCGCCGGGTGTATTTCGCCAGTGAGTTACGAAAGCCCAGCGGCTCATGCAGGCGGTTGCGGCGCATCTCAAGGTACGCATTGCCGAACACAAACCAGTCGAGCGCGAACGAACTAAACGCCTGGCGCGATAGCAGTTTATGCGGGATAAAGCACCCGGCCAGTACGTTACGCTTGAAGAACAGCGCCGACTGGTGCCAGCTCGCATACCCGAACTGACGGGCGAGCCCGTACCAGCTAATCGGCGTCTCGTAGTACCGGCCATTGTCGGCACAGTACATGCTATCCAGCAGATCATGAGCACCGGTAACCGGCCAGGGGCCGTCGAACGTGAACGCACTGAGGCCGGGCGCTGATTTCAATGCGTCGGCAAGATCGGCTTGCTCTCTGGCATACTGCCTGCCGCGCGGGGATTTTCGTCTGCTCATCAGTACTCCATAACAGTCATAGTGTTGCCGCCTTCCTGACCCAGCGGCTCGTTAACGGTGGCGAGCATGGTCGCCCAGGCGAGATCGCCGTGACTCACACCACGGGCGCGGTCGGTATCGTATGTGATGACGCCGCCGGGCGTGACCACCTTACGCACGGCACTGAAAGCGGTGATCAGGTCATATTCGCCGCGGTCATACTCCCAGCGACCGGCGCGAACAAGTTGCAGCATTTTCAGTACCAGCATGCGCTTACTGGCTGGCGAGAACTGATAGCATACCGCCGCAGGGAATCGCTTCTTCACGAGCTGATACACCGCCTCGCCGATGCCGCTCCCGTCGATACCGATGTGCTGCACGTTGTAGCGTGTGAGCATGTTAATAATCATGGCGGCCTGCGCCTCAAACTCCATGCCACGCACGCGAATGGTTTCAATCGTGCGGAACTTGCCGCCGGGGATCAGTGGCGCCGCGTTAACAGAGATGGCCCCGCTATCGCCTTTGCCGCTGGCCCCGTTGGGGTCGTAGCCAATCCATACCGGGCGATCGGCCATTGGCCGCATGGCGTAAGGCTTCCAGTCCGGCCACTCGTCGTAACCGTCCGCGCCGCAACTCAACAGCATGTTGTAGTCAAAGGCGGTTTCACCATTTTTGATGAAGGTGCAGGCGTAGAGGTTGTCGTACTCTTCAGGGCTGTTTTCGTCGCGGATTTCATCAATGTCAGTCAGATCCCAGCCGTTATTGACCGCATCCTGCAACGTGACAATCTGGCGCCAGATTTTGTCCGGGCACATCAACCCGCTGTTAAGCGTCTTCCAGGACGTGTCGAACTCCACGCGCTTACCGTGGCTGCGGCCTTTGTTGAAGGCTTCACCTGACCAGAAGGGGTAAGCCTCGTGACTTTCAGCCGATGGTGTGGAGAAGTAGGTACGCGTCAAACCCTTCAGAGTCGCCATCGCGCCGGCCACTTTCTTCAGGTTGGCAAACTGCCCGACCCAGAAAAATTCGTCAAAGTACAGGTTGCCGGTGTACGACTGCGCGGTTGCGGCTGACGTGCCGAGAAAGTGCAGCTCCGCGCCGTTGAACAGCTGGATCATGTCACCGCCCTTTAGCTCAACATCAACTTCAGCAGCTGCGGCGCGAATAAAGCTGCGGAACTGGTACGCCTGGCGACGACTCGCCGACAGAAATATCTGGTTGAGCTGATGCTTGTACTTCACGTCATCAGACAGCGCACGCAGTAGCGCTTCTCGGGCAAAGTACCAGGTTGCGCCGACCTGCCGGCTCTTCAGAATGGCCCGGTTACGGTGGTGATGGTTCTCATACCAGGTTTTCTGATGCCAGTGCAGCGAGTCAATGATATTGGCCCGCAGCGCAGAGATCTGTGCCTCTGAAAAGAAGTTCTGTTTCTTGCGGATCTTCTTCTTCGGCTGCGTCACTGGCGTGCCGTTGTCCAGCTTCTTTAGCTGTCGCGTCAGCAGGTCAATTTCCTTGAAGTCGCCACCGGTTTTTGTGTCCTTACTGGTGAGCTGGATCAGTCGGGCATCAATCGACGTCGTGACGCGCTGGATCGGCGGTGTAGTGTCCCATTCGTCACGCTTTTTCCATGAGTACACCGTGTTCGGGTTAATACCCATCAGGCGCGCGATCTCCGCTGGCGGGTACCCCTGCCAGTAGAGCTGCCGCGCACGCTGCATGATGAATGCTTCTTCAATCGCCATTTGTCCTCCTCGCTTCCTGCCGGGGAGATTAACCCGCGCGCGCGTGCCCTTTCGCCCGCTTTTGGTTGTGGCAATTCCCTCACAACAACAACGCGTTGAGCGCGTGCGTCGCCGCCTGCCATCATCTCCGGGAACTCAAAAAACCAGCGAGTAAACGAACATGGCAGGCACAGCTAAACCCCGTAAGAAGTTTCGCGTTGCCGTCTCCGGGAATACCGTTGATGGCCGCGAGATTCAGCCGCAACACCTCCGCGATGCAGCGGCGAACTACAGTCCGGAGGTGTACGGCGCACGCGTCAACATTGAGCACTATCTCTCTATGTTTCCGGGTAGCGATTTTGGCGCAATGGGAGATGTGGTAGCACTCAGCACCGAAGATATTACCGACGGCCCGTTAGCCGGGCGTACGGCGCTTTATGCCGAGATCGAACCATCCGATCGCATGGTGCAGATGACCAATAAAGGTCAGAAGGTCTACTCCAGCATTGAGCTGCATCCGCAGTTCGCTCTTAACGGCAAAGCCTATGTAGTGGGGCTGGCGATGACCGACACCCCGGCAAGCCTCGGCACTGACCGCCTGAAGTTTGCCGCGCAGCAGCGCGCCTCGGTGATGGCTTTCAACAACCAGCAGGGGGAGCCGCCGATGATCACCGAGGCTATCGAGGCCGAAGTGATTGAACTGGCCGCCCAGCGCAGTGATGAGGGCAAGCAGTGGTTTAACCGCGTAATGGGCATTCTCGGCAAGGGCCAGAAAACCGACGATCAGCGCTTCGGTCAGGTGCATCAGGCTGTTGAAGCGGTGGCGCAGTCTCAGGTTGATCTTGGCGAGCAGTTCAGTACTGCCGAACAGGAGCGCCAGCAAGACAAGGCCGCCATCCAGAAGCTGACAACTGACCTTGCCGCACTGCGTCAGCAGCTTGAAGGGACGGACGGCAATTTCAGCCAGCGCCCGGCAGCAGGTGGCGGCGACAGCGCGCAGCTCGCTGAATACTGATATCCATAACGAGAGATCCCGCATATGAGAAACCCTACCCGTAAGCTGTTTGACAGCTACGTTGCCCGCCAGGCGCAGCTTAACGGCGTCAGCGCCGCCGCCGTTGCGGCACAGTTCAGCGTTGACCCGACTGTACAGCAGCGCCTTGAAGCTGCCGCACAGCAGGATGATGCCTTTTTGAAGCTGATTAACGTCTTTGGCGTGGACGAGCAGATCGGTCAGAAAATCCTGATCGGCAGCAAAGGCCCGCTGGCGGGCGTCAACAACAGCACCACCAACCGTCGTAATCCCGGCGCTAACGACAAGATGGATCCGTATAACTATCTGTGCCGCAAAACCAACTACGACTACGCCGTGAGTTATGCGCAGATGGATGCATGGGCGCATCAGCCGAACTTCCAGCCGCTGATTAGCTCGGCGATGGCCCGTCAGATGTCGCTCGACCGTATTATGATCGGCTTTAACGGTACCAGCTACGCCGACCCGTCAAACCGTGTAGCGAATCCGCTGTTGCAGGATTGTGGTATTGGCTGGTTGCAAAAAATCCGCAATGAGGCAGCGCACCGTCGCATTACCGGTGTCACGATTACGTCGCGCGATGAAGACAACAAAATCACCGCGAAAGGCACATACGGCAACATCGGCGCTGCGGTTTATGACGCGAAAAACAGCCTCATGGATGAATGGCACAAGCGTAACCCCGACAACGTGGTGATTTTGTCCGGTGATCTGCTGACAACCAGCAATTTCCCGACCATCAATGCCATGAGCCAGACCAACCCGAACACCGAAATGCTGGCCGGTCAGCTGATTGTCGCGCAGGAACGCGTTGGCAACATGCCGACCTTTATCGCGCCCTACATGCCGGGTAACGCCATCCTCATTACGCCGTTTAAAAACCTCTCGATCTACTACCAGCGCGGCGGCCTGCGCCGGACGATCAAGGAGGAACCGGAATACAACCGCGTGGCAACGTACCAGTCCTCTAACGATGACTTCATTGTTGAAGACTACGGCGCGGTGGCCTTTATCGACGGCATCACTTTTGCTGAAGCGCCGGCAGGCGGGCAGTAATCACGCACAGGGCGGGCCCAGGCCCGCCGTTATTCGGGGATGAGTCAATGCTGACACCTGCACAACGACATTTTCAACGCGTCATGGCTGAACGTCATGGCAAAACCGACGAGCAGTCGGATACCGCGCGGACAGCGCACGAGCAGATCATGCACCGGCTGCGCATGGATCAGAGTGCATTAAAGCGAGTGCAGTCTGACCAGGCAAAAGCGGCGATGAAACGCCAGTTGCTACCCCATTACGAGGGCTGGATCGAGGGGACGCTCGACGGCGACAGTGGCAGACAGGATGAGGTGATTGTCACACTGATGGTATGGGCGATTGATGCCGGTGATTACGTCCTCGCCGCTCGTATTGGCCGCTATGTCGTGGCACATGGTCTGCTGATGCCTGATCGCTTCAACCGTACAGCCGCAACCATCCTGGTCGATGAAATCTGCGATCCGATTCTGGTGCAGGTCAAGGCCGACGATACCACCGACGTTACGCCATATCTGGCGGTGCTCGATGACGTCGCGGACTTTACCGCCGGCAGCGATATGCCTGACGTAGTTCGCGCCAAGCTGTGCAAAGCGCGTGCCTTTGCGCTGCGTAACGGCACAACCGAAGAGCAGGCCATCGCGCTGGCGTTGCTGCGTCAGGCGCTGACCCTGGACGCGGGCGCCGGGGTGAAAAAAGAGATTGAACGCCTTGCCCGTGCGGTGAAAAAAGCCGCCGCAGAGGCGGGCGTAGGCGGGGGCGGTGATGCTGATGGTACCGATGGCGGCGATAGTGCTGAAGGCGCTGGCGATGCTGGCGGAGATACCGCAGCGGACGGCGCAGGCACAGGCGAAGCTGCAGCATCGTCAGATCCGGCAGTAGCGGCCAGCGCCACAGCGACAAAGCCAGCCCGCACCCGCGCACCACGTAAACCGGCAGTGCGTAGAACAGCAGCGAAAAAGACGCCTGCCGCAAAAAAATAACCGACTTGCGCCCCGTGCGCTGGCGGCGCGGGCGGAGATCTGCAACGCATTGCGTTTAATTTTCTCCGCCCGCTCACCGCCACCTATTCAGGAGACGACGCGATGAGCCTTGTAGCCGGTCGCACTGTTACCCCCTCTGCGGAGGATGTGCCGGACACTGACGACGGTGGCGAGAAAGTCACTGCGGGGTCGTTCTGGCCGGAAATCGCCCTGAGCGATGTGCGCATGGAAATGCGCATCAATGGCGCGGTGACAACCTCGCGCCTGAAACAGGCTGTGATAGAGGGTGTCTCGCACACTCTCGACCAGCTCGCCGACTGGCAGGCCGTGCAGCTGGCCGCAGGCTACACCGAACTCTCTGATGTTCCGGCGGCAAAAGTTAACGGCGAAAGCGTGAAGGTGCATCGCTTCCGTCGGGCGGTATTCAGCATTGCACGCGCGCACATCCTCGGTACTAACCGGGATGTGGACACCACTGGCGACGCAGGGGAGAAGCGCGCCGCCGCGCTGGCTTCACAGGCCGATGATATGTGGCGCGATACCCGCTGGGCGATATCCGACATTCGCGGCACCGTGCGCAATTCTGCGGAGGCATTCTGATGAAAGTGCAGGCATTGCAGGGCGATACCGTGGATTTGTTGTGTCAGCGCCACTACGGCACCACGCAGGGAGTGACCGAGAAAGTCCTCGACGCGAACAAAGCGCTGGCCGCCCAGATCTTTCTCGACGCAGGCCAGGTCGTGGAGCTGCCGGAAATCAGCACTCCAGCGACACAGGAGACCGTGCAGCTATGGACTTAATCAACCGAATCTGGAATGGCGTGACGTACTCCTGGTCAACGCTGCTGACCAGCATCGGCGTCATGACGCAAAAAGACTGGCTGGCTGCTATTGGCGTGCTGATCGGTATTGCGGCCGCCGCGTTCGGTGAGCTGCATCGCCGCCGTATGGCTCGCATTCAGGAAACCAATAACTCATTGCTGAACGAACTGATCGACGCGATTCGTGACGACACCGAGAACCGCCAGGACGTCAAAGAACTGATCCGCACCATCCGGGAGGCACCACGATGAAAAAGGGAATTATTGCCTGCTCCATCGCCGCGATCATCTCGCTGGCCGCCACGCTGTGGCCGCAGGCGTTGCGAACCAGCCCGGAAGCGCAGCTGAAGATGGCAAAGTACGAGGACTGCCGCAAGACCCCGTACTACTGCCCGGCGGGTGTACTGACAGTGGGGATCGGCTCCACTTCGAAGGTGGAAAATCGCCAGTATGTCGAGGGTGAGATCGCCGAGCGCTGGGTTAACGATTTGATGCGTGCCGAAAAGTGTACGAACCGCGAGTTTAACGGGGCCGCCGCGCCGCAGAAGGTTTTCGAGAGCATGACCGATGGCAACTTTAACGTCGGCTGCACCGGGCTGGGCTGGTACACCAACAGCAAGGGCCAGAAAGTGCGAACCACCCTCTGGCGTGATGCACAGGCCGGTAACTGGCGGGGTGTTTGTGAGCGGCTGACGGACTTTGTGAACTCCGGCGGCAAGCGCCTGCAAGGGCTGGTCAACCGCCGGGAGGAGTTTAAGGCCTGGTGCCTGTCTGATCCGGCGCTGAAGGGGGCGAAATGAAAGCGACCGCCATTCTCGCCATCGTGATGTTTGCCCTGCTGATTGCCGCCGTCAGCGGCCTTGCGTGGCAAAGCCATAAGCGCGAACAGGCCGAGAAATCACTGACCAGCACCCGGGAAGAACTGAAACAGACCGGCGACGTGCTGACCGAGGTCAGGGCGTTACGCCAGGACGTCAACCAGGTAGAAGCAGGGCTGAAGAAGCTAAACCAGCAGCGCACCGCAACGGGAGAGCACCGACGTGAAAACATCAAAACCGCACTGGCCGGTAACGGCTGCGCCGTGGCTCCTGTGCCTGTTGCTGGCGCTGACAGCCTGTACCAGCGAGCCGAAGAAGTCAGCGCTGCAGATTATTCAGGAGCCCTTACCCGAAAGCCTGACGGCAAAAACTGACGTCCCGCCGCCACCGGACAGGCCGATGACGTGGGGCGGCCTGGCTGCCTGGACTGATTCATTACTCGACGCGCTGGATACCTGCAACGCCGATAAGGCGGGGATCCGTGAGCTGGAACTAAGGCGTATCGCCAGGGGGATAAAGTGAAAAAAGCTGAACTGCTGCGCGCTGCGCTGATCGCCGGTAACACCTGGTGCAAAGCCAACCCTGAACTGATCACCGTATGGGTAGAGAAGGGGCATATTCAGATTGAAGCGACCGGTGAAGCCTCGTTCATGTACCACTACACCATTCAGGTACTGGCGATGGATTTTCCCGGCCAGATTGACGATCTGATGCTGCCGTTGCTGGCGTGGGTATGGCAGCAACAGCCCGACCTGCTGCTGAACCCGGACAATAACCGCAAGGTGGAATTTGACGCGGATATCGTCAATGACGACGTCGCCGACATTCTGTTTAAGGTGCCGGTCTGGGAGCGCGTCATGGTGACAAACAGCAATGGCATGCCGAAGGCGGAGCACCTGTCCGAGTCTCGCCCCCGATTTAACGGCGGTGAGTGGGAAATGGTCTTTGATCCGGAGTCTGGGGGAGCGCTGGCATGAGCAATAACGACGCACTTTTCAGCCAGCTTGACGAGGTATTTGCGGCCATCCTGTCGGGCATGTCCCCGGCGGGGCGGCAGCGTACCGCCCGCAGCGTCGGCACGATGTTGCGCCGGAGCCAAAGCCAGCGCATCGGCAGACAGGAAGCGCCGGACGGATCGAAGTACCCACAACGCAAGCAACGGATACTGCGCGCGCAGGCGGGAATGCGTTTTATCTGGCAGGGTGAAACCCGCCAGCTGCGCAACTGGCGAGCCACTCGCGGACGCCACGGGCGCATGCTGACCGGCTTCGATATCGACAGAGGGGATATGCGCTCGTTTTATCGCGAAGACATTGAGCGCTACCTCGATATCAGTTTCAGGCCAGCAAACCGAAATACAACTAAACGAGAGCAGATGTTTCGCCGTCTGCGTACTGCTCGCTTTCTCAAAACCAGCGCCACGCCTGAAGGCGCAGAGGTGGGTTTTTCCGGCGCGGCTGCACGTATTGCCCGCGTCCATCAGTTCGGCCTGCGTGACAAAGTCAACAGCAGCGGCGCAATGGCGACCTATCCCCGCCGCGAGCTGCTGGGCCTGAGTAAGGCTGACCGCATGGCGATAGCTCGCCAGGTGATCGACTCGCTGGGGGTGCGCTGATGGAAATTGCCGAGCTGATCCGCCTGCTGGAGAACATCGCCCGCACCGGCACGGTGACGGAGCTCGACGAGGCGAAATGGCGCGTTCGCGTGCAAAGCGGCGAGCTGGAAACCACCTGGTTGCGCTGGAACGCACAGCGCGCCGGGGCGTTTAAAGTCTGGGTGCCGCCGTCCATCGGCGAGCAGGTCTGGTTCCTGTGCCTGGGCGGCAATACCGACGTCGCCTTTATCGGCGGGAGCCTGTACAGCGACGACAACCCTGCACCAGGCGCGTCGCGCAACGAGATGGTGGTGACGGCGCCGGACGGCGCAAAGTTCCGCTATGACGCGGAGGCGAGCGCATTGCAGGTGCAAGGCATCAAGTCGGCAGTGATTGAGGCGTCGGTAATTGTCACCCTGGATACGCCAGAGGTGAACTGCACCAACCTGCTGCGCGCCAAAAAACTGGATATCACCGAAGGTGGAAATATGCGCGGCAACTTCAGCCATACCGGCGGTAAGTTCAAGTCAAACGGCGTACAGGTGGACGACCACAACCACGGCGCTGTTGAGCGCGGCGGAAGCTGGACGGAGGGTACGCGATGACAGAGCGCTATCGCGGCATGAATGCCGCAGGCACCGGAACGCTGACCGACGAGGATCATGTGTGGCAGTCGGTTAACGACATTTTGCTGACGCCAGTCGGAAGCCGCCTGATGCGCCGAAATTACGGCTCACTGTGCCCTGACCTGATCGACAGCCCGCAAAACGACGTCACGCGGCTGCAACTGATGAGCGCAGCAGTCATCGCGCTGGCCGCATGGGAACCGCGCATTGTGCTGGATACCATCAACGTGACTTATTCAGCCAGCGGTGCGGTGACCGCCGCACTGTCCGGCATGCTGACGGAAACCATGGAAAAAAGCACCCGCGTGGTGACATTAAGGGGCGCCAATGCCAACGATTGATCTCTCACAGCTGCCGAAGCCGACCATTATCGAAGAACTCGACTTCGAGACGATCCTGGTTGACGTCAAAGCGCTGATGGTGGCGGCATTTCCTGCTGATCAGCAGTCAGCCGTTGCCGCTGCGCTGGGTCTGGAGTCAGAGCCACTAAACATCATCGCTCAGGCGATGGCGTACCGCGAACTGCTGCTGCGCCAGCGCATCAATGAAGGGGTAGCAGCCTGCATGCTCAGTCATTCGACTGGCGACGATCTGGACAATATTGCGGCCAACCTGGACACAGAGCGGCTCATCATCACGCCAGAGACCGACACCACCGACGCAGCAACGGAAAGCGACGAGGCATTACGCCTGCGCGCGCAGGCGGCCTTTGAGGGGATGAGCGTCGCCGGACCATCCGCGGCCTATGAGTATTTCGCGCGCAGCGCGAGCGGAAAGGTGGCGGATGTTAAGGCATCCAGCCCGGCACCGGCGGAGGTGGTCATTGCTGTACTGTCTACAGAGGGTGACGGCACCGCTTCGCCGGAGCTGCTGGCCGACGTCGCAGAAGCGGTAAACGATGAGGAAGTGCGCCCCCTGGGGGATCGGGTCACGGTGCGCAGTGCCGAGGTTGTCGATTACGAAATTAACGCCACGCTCTATCTGTACCCGGGGCCGGAGTCAGAGCCGATCATCAACGCCGCCGATGCATCGCTGCAAAAATTCCTGAAACAGAACAATAAAAAAATCAGTCGTGACGTCGCGCGCTCCGCTATTTCGGCGGCGCTGCATGTCCAGGGCGTACAGCGCGTCGTGCTGAATGCACCGGCAGACGATATCAGGATCAGTGATATCCAGGCGGCCAGGAATATCGGCTACAACCTGGAAAACGGCGGAACGGATGAATAATACGCTTCTTCCCCCGTCTTCCAGTGCGTGGATGCGTTGCGCCGAAGCTGCCACGGCGAAGCTGTCAGGGATAACGGTAGCCATTCGCACTCTGTGGACGCCGACGGAGTGTCCGGTTGATTTGCTTCCGTATCTGGCGTGGGCGCTGTCTGTCGATCGATGGGATAGGGACTGGCCGGCGGAGCGAAAAATAGCCGTTATACAGCGTTCGTACTGGCTGCACCGCCGTAAAGGCACCCGTGCAGCGGTACGGCGCGTGATCGAAGATATGGGGTTTTCTGCAACGTTCGCGGAGTGGTTCGACGTCGGAGACCAGCCGGGAACCTTCCGGCTTGAGGTGGATGTTAACGAGGTCGGACTGACGCCGAAGACCCTGGACGAATTAAACAGGCTGATTGGCGATACAAAGCCAGTGAGTCGCCATATATCACAAATGACGATATCCACGAATGTATACGGCAAGGCTTATATAGGGGCGGCGGTAGTGGATGGGGAAGTGACAACTGTCTACCCGGCGGGATACAAGCCAAGTGATGATATTCATTACAACGGAAAAATATGGTTTGACGGGAATTATCATTATTCAGGAAATAGCAAATGAAAATAAATGAAAACCCAACGTGGGTTCCTGTCACTCAATTAAGCCGAGCTGATAGGGTTGAGGGCGGTATGACGGGGGCTGCAAACACTCAGGCTCGCGAGCTGGCGTGGCGCACTAAATATCTTCTTGAGCTTGTCAAGGCCATTCCGGATTACAGGGAGTATACATTCTATACCACGGAAAGCGATCCAGACGGGACGATTCAGGGGATGAACTCAACAAAAGAAGGTCAGGCGTTTCGCGTTGGGCTCGGTGAACGCATGGGCTTTCGTTATTATATTCATCAC